CATTTCAAGTATCCAAGCTCTCAGGAGTTCTATAGTTGCCTGATCTTTAAACTCTTGATAACTATTCACCTTATCAAGCCACTGAATTGCATCAAGGCGATACTGTCTATCGTCTTCTATCTCTGCAAGCCGCTTCTCAAATCTATGGTAATCCTTCTCCATTCGCTCAATCATTTCATCTGAGTATTGAATCCCTCTCAAACTCTTGGCTAACTGTATCTGCGTCAGGGCTTTAAGGCGATGGAACTCAAAATGGTCGTTTTGATTTATTCGAACTAACATTCGCTGTAGCATTTTAATACTCCTCAGTTCTTCAATCTTAAATCGCTCTTCTACTCCTCTTAGCATTAGAGAAATCATAGAATCATCTCTAATGGTTGGCGTCGGACAAAGCTCATTTTTAAGAGTTGAAGTAACGCATTTAAAATATGACCAGGGAGAGTAGCGAGTTCTTAAAAAACTACTCTTACAGTTTCCACAAAGAACTCTCTTACTCAATGGATTAGGTCCACAGGATGGTGATGTGGTTTTCTTCTTCTTTACATTCTTCTTTCTTCTTGAATTTGCCAGCTCATAGATTTCCTTGCTAATGATCGCGGGATGATGGTTTTCGATTAAATACTGGTCCCGGACCCCTTCTGATGATCGTATCTTGTTACTCATCAGATCCCTAGTTCTCTTTCTTGTCAGTACATCCCCTGTGTAAGAAACATTTGACAATATTGAAGAAATTGTCTTTCTACTCCATCTTGTTTTGCCAAAATACGTCTTAACATCCTGATTTGTGAGTTCAGCAGCAATACTGTTTTGACTCATCCCTGAAAGATACATTTGATAGATACTTCTCACTATCTCAGCTTGCTCTTCGTTTATGGTGATAATAATCTCATCTCCAGCTTTTTCTTGCGTATATCCATAGATAGGGCCAAGATAGGTTTTTCCTTTAAGAATTCTCTGTTCGTGGCCCCACTCAATCGATGCAGAACTCGCTTCAATTTCCCCCTGAGCAATACTCGCATAGGTCTTTAAAAGGTATGCTGTATCACTTCTCGTGCTTTCAATATTTTCTGTTTCAAAGTACACTGTGACGTTGATTTCTTTTAATCTTTCAATTACCTCTATCAACTCTTTTGTATTTCTGGAAAAACGAGATACGTTCTTAACAAGAATAAGATCGATTTTCCCCTCTTCACAATGTCTCAACATCCTAGTAAAACCTCGCCTTAGGGATGCTTTTCTACCAGTTACCAAGTTATCGAAATAAATCCCGACAAAAGTCCAGTTTTCTCTGTCATTGATAACGTGCGTATAATGGCTGAGCTGGTTTTCAAGGGATTGAGAAATTTCTGGTACATCAGCACTCAATCTACAATACGCCGCTACCTTAATGCCATCTTTTTTACTGTGTAAAGGACTCTCCTCTATCTTCTCTAAAGGTTCCCATAGTTTATTAACCCACAAAGCTTGATCGTTCTTGTCCATGAAAAAACTCCTTTCCCTCTTGAGATTACGCTTGGTCGTATGTTCCCTCAGTGAGGGACATTTTGCAAGTACAATCTCGAAGTAGAAAAGGAGTATCTATTCTATTATTAGGCTATCGTCAAAGTTTTTTCAGCAATCTCTACTGAATCTTTCCTCGCCTCCATCCATGAGCTATTCTCTTTACCCCACATTTGAATATGATTTCAATTTTATAATCTTCATGTAGTATGCCCCGCTCGACTACTTGTTTGAAGAAGTTAGCATCGAACGTCTCAAAATCCTCATGAGTCTCCAAATAAGATATCAACTTATCTAGATTCTTCTTCATATAATTACTCTCATCTTGGCTTTCCATCAGGGCATCATGTTCCTGCTGATAGATCTGTGACTCATAGATTAGATTTCTAAGTGTAGCATCGTAGATTGGATCATTGGTTATGCTTTCCCTCATGGCCATCTCACTAATCCGATCATTGATTCGATCTATAATTTTTTCAAGTTCTTTAAGACGATTCTTTTCATCATCTGTAAGGCTTATATCCTGAATTGCCGCTTCTCCCTCAGCTCTTATTAAATCAATCTCTTCAGTCATTTTTAGTAGCATTTCGTTGTAGGCAGCTTCAATCACCTCTTCCCATACATACTTTGAATGGCAGTCAAAGTCAGCTTCAATTTTTTGCGCTGCAAGCCTACAGTGCCACACCGTGAACTTATAGGGTTTACCCTCTCGCTTCGATGTAATCCGCCTTCTATGGACTGGCATTCCACATTCTCCGCAGTAGAGCATATTTGAAAAAGGTGCCTTCCCGCTGTAGGTTTGATGGTATTTACCATCAGGATCGTGCTTCATTTTTCGTCTTCTGTCGAGCTCCTTTTGTACGTAGTTCCAATCTTCTTCAGATATAATCGCAGGATGATTGTTCCGAATAAAGTACTGCGGCTTGTGGTTCTTATTTCTGACCCGCTTGTGGGTTAATGGATCTAGGGTTACTGATTTCTGACATAATGCATGTCCACAAAACTTCTCATTTCGGAGTATTTTTAGAACGGAATCACTAGTCCATTTTGTATTATCCCTTGCTGTTTTCACTTTGTCTTTTGTAAGTCCTTTAGCTATCTGGACAGAACCCTTGCCTGATATGAACTCTCGAAAGATACGTTTCACAGTCTTTGCTTCCTCTTCATTGATGATGAGATTCCCCTCTTCATCCTCGTCATAACCTAGGAAGTAAGTTGTAGGAATGTGGGCGATCCCCTGGGAGAATCTTTTCTGAACGCCCCAGCTAACATTGGCGCTGATTGTGCGCGACTCTTCCTCTGCGATGCTGGAAATTATTGTTAATAGGATTTCTGATTTGGAGTCCAAGCTATCGATCTGCTCTCGATCAAACAGAACGCCCACCTTTTTGTCTAGATTCTTTAGCATTCTCACATACGTGAGACAATCGAGAGTGTTTCTAGCAAAACGGCTTATTGATTTAGTTATAATGTAGTCGAACTTACCCGCTTTGGCGTCCTCAATCATCTGATTGAATCCTGTACGATATTTTGTGTTTGTCCCTGTAACACCTTCATCACTATATACTTTGTAGAGCTCCCAACCTTCTCTTTTTTCAATGTATTCCTTGAAATATGAAACCTGGAGTTTGTAGCTAGACTGCTGTTCTTCTTCATGTGTTGAAACCCTAGCATAAGCTGCTACTCTAACCTTCTTTTGATTCTGCCCTTCTGCAGAGTGTGGCACATTCATATTTGCTGGAATTACCCTCACGCGGGGATTCATTGTCGAAACATTTCTACTCCCTTCCACTCAGAAGCCCCCCTTTGAACTTACCGACTACTGTCTCTTTCCCATCAATCCATTTGATGGTAAATAAAAAAGGTGACTCCACTCTAATGTGAATCACCCATGCTCTCATAAAAGAGAGATCTAATATATTTGAAATAGCCTTATCCGAACCATTCAACTCTTTCAATCGGTTTAATGAAGTTTCCCTATACTCATAGTCCCTATCGAAGTCTTCCCAAAGCTTCGACTTTGTAGCTATTTTCTTTTCAATTTCCTGTCGATTTTCCTTCAACTCTTCTGCCCCAAGATTTTGAAGGATGGCCTTATTCTCGGCAATGAGGCATTTCTCCAGTTCCACCCTAAGTAGATTCTGCTCTCTTTCTCTTACTACCTCTGCATTGGATAGTTCCTTAATCAACTGTTTTATTAATAGCCCATCGTTGGTTCTGCGACTGATTTTATAGCGTTTCTCAAACCCTTCTTTCAATAGCTTCTCGATTTGGTCCTCTTCAATAGGATCCGCTTCACAAAGTAGTTCACTTTTCACATTGGATGAACATCGCCACATCGTTTTCTCTAGATTTCTACCGAAACGGTGAAAGTTCTTACCGCAATGGGGACAGATTAGCCTACTGGTAAAAGTCGACTTCTCATACTCACCTCTGGTAAACTCATTTCTATTGTCCTCTAGGATTTCTTGAACTTTTTCGTAGTCTTCTTTGGAGATAATTCCCTCATGGTGGTCTTCAATGTAATACTGAGGTTTATGCCCTCTATTGACCACGGTCTTATGAGTTCTAAAATCAAGTGTGACTGTTTTTCTACTGAGCGCATCCCCCGTATACCTTTCATTAGTTAACATACTTCTGATGTTTCCATTACTCCAATCTATGTCGCCAGAGCGCTTCTTATAGCCTCTTCTAATAAAATGTCGAGCAATCTCCGTCATGTTATATCCATTTAGAAAAAGATCATAAGCCTCTTTGACGATCTTGGCTTCTCTTTCAACGATGATCCATTCCTTTTCCTTGTTAACCTCGTAGCCAAACAGCTGACCGGCTACAACTTCTCCCCTCTCAAACCTTTTTGTATAAGACCAATCGATATTCTCAGATGTAGCTCTGCTTTCTTCCTCAGCAAAAACCGCAAGAATTTTAAGAAGCAAAGAGCTGGTCATATCTTTTGTATTTATAGATTCTTTCTCGAAAATCACATAAACACCCTTTTCGCTAAGTTGATTAACGATATCAAGTGTATCCACAACATTACGGGCAAATCTAGATATAGACTTACAGATAATCATATCGATTTCTCCATTAAGCGCGTTTCTAATCATTCGGTTAAACCCAATCCGTTTTGACATGTCGGTCCCAGACTTGCCTTTATCTGAGTAGACACCGGCATAATGCCAGTCAGGATTTGCTCTGATGTAGTTGGTATAGTGAATGATTTGATTCTCTAATGAACCAAGCTGTAACTCTTCTTCACTGCTCACTCGGCAGTAGGATGCAACTTTTAGCTTCTTTGTTCTCGGTTGGGTAGTGACATCATTCCATCCCACTGGTTGATTCATAACAGTAACCACTGGCCTTTGTACTGGAATTTCCTGAACCCTTGCATGATTCATCTCTACTCTCTCCTTTCCTTTTTATCCCTTGCTTCGTATCATGAGCGACGATTACCTTATTGCAAGGAGTAAAAAAATATTCCTAAGCCACTGTTTACAAGGCTTTGGTGTGTACCATATTCCCTCTAAAGTGAGTATTTATCAAGTCATTTCTACTATATATAGGGATAAAAATAAGCCGATGCTATAAAGATAACACCGGCCCAATTTTGCAATTTTTCTTCTAATCATATTTCATGTAGGCATCAAATCCCGCCTTCTTTAGTCGGGTCATAAGGGCTTCCGCATTCTTCTTGTCACTGAAGGCCCCTACCTGCACTCGGTAGTATTTATTGCCAGATTCCTTCTCCGGTTCAGCCTCCACACCAGCACTGACCATCTCAAGATTGTCTTTATCAACCCAAGTCATGATGCCAGCTTTTTCATCCATGGTGCCTTTCAGAATGGTTTTGCCTAGAAGGACACATTCCTTGCCG